ACATATAGATTCGTCAACTAATTTACTGAAAATTTGTACTGCTGTTAGTTCTGGAACGGGAACATTTACAACTATTGGAAATATAACTCAGGCGAACTTAGGTTTAGCTCCAGTAGCAGGGGCAACATTTACTGGAACTGTTATCCATAATTATACTGGTGCATTAAGATTACCTGTCGGTACTACTGCACAAAGACCTGGATCTCCAGCTACAGGAGACATTAGATTTAACAGCACAACTACTTCTGCTGAAATATACGATGGTTCAGCTTTTACAGCGGTTGGAGGCGGTGCTGGAGCTACTGGAGGAGGAAATGATGAAGTATTTTTTGAATCAGATCAAGCAGTTACAACATCTTACACTTTAACTGCAAATAAAAATGCTCATACAGTAAGTCCTACAATTAATTCAGGTGTTACTGTAACCGTGCCAAATGGTGCGATCCTTGTTATTCTTTAATCATGGCTTTAAACATTAACGGAACTACTGGTATTTCTGGAGTTGATGGGTCAGCTTCCTCACCAGCTTTACAAGGTTTAGACAGTAATACTGGAGTAAGTTTTGGTACTGATACTGTCAACATAAATACAGGTGGATCAACTAAGGCATCAATAAGTAGTGTCGGAAAATTAACTTTAACCTCAACAGAAACAGCAAATAGTAATCCAGTTGTTTTAAATGCTTCAGGGCAAGCTTATTTTCAAGTAATTACACCTAACAATACTATTGGTGGATTTAAGTTTGGTGATGTAGATGATGATGACGTTGGTGCAATTAAATATGGACATGGCGATAACAGTATGAGATTTGATGTCAATGCTGGAGAACGTATGCGTATAGATTCGTCTGGAAAATTATTAGTAGGTCGTATAAATAACATAAGTGTGGGTGGAAATGCTAGTGACCATTGTTTTGAACAGAAAACTAATGATGGTTATACACTAACCATCCACGCTGATCAAACTAATCAAAGAGGTTTAGGGATGTTTTATACCAATGGTAAAACTCCCGAAGCTTTTATGTTTTGTGAGGTTAGTGGAAGTAATAGATTAATAATTTTTGGTTCTGGAAATGTTACAAATGCTAATAATAGTTATGGTCAAATATCAGATATATCACTCAAAGAAAATATTGTTGATGCAAATTCACAATGGGATGATATAAAAAATCTTAAAATAAGAAATTTTAATTTTAAATCATCTACAGGATATGATACGCACACACAAATAGGACTTGTTGCTCAAGAGGTAGAAACAGTAAGTCCAAAACTTGTAGATACTGATGAAGATGGTATAAAACGTGTTACATCATCAGTTCTTTATATGAAGGCAGTTAAGTGTTTACAAGAAGCAATGGCAAAAATCGAAGTACTTGAAACCAAAGTTGCAGCATTAGAAGAAGCACAGACTAGAATAGAAACATTAGAAACAAAAGTCGCTGCATTGGAGGCTGCATAAATGAGCCAGATCAAACTAAAACATAGCGGTGGTAATTCAAGCATAATAGCTGCACCTAGTTCCAACCCTGCATCTGATGTAACTTTTAGATTACCAAATGCAGATGGATCGGCTGGTCAGTTTATGAAAACTGATGGGTCAGGAAATTTAGCTTTTGCTGCTGCTGGCGGTGCAATAACAATGGCAGATCAGTGGAGATTTACGTCAAATGTTTCTACAAATAACAGCACAGATTTTCTAACTTCTAATTGGGCAAGAGTTAATAGTGGTGGTCAGGGAATTTTGGGCTCTGGAATGACCCAAAGTAGTGGCATATTTACTTTTCCAGATGAAGGAATTTATTTGGTAAGTTTTCAAGCGTATGCAGAAGATACAGATGGTTCACGTTCTAATACTCTTGATATTTATATAACAACTGATAACTCCAGTTATAATAGTCGTGCTACTGCTGTTTTTTCTGTTCCTGACGGGTTAGGTACTTATGAATATGGTTTTGGACATACTTCAACTCTTGTGGATGTGACAGATAAAACTCAAGTAAAAGTGAAATTTAGAGTATTTAGTGCTGGTTCAGTTACATGGGATAGTTCTTCAAGTCAAAATAGAAATGCTGCTACATTTATTCGTCTTGGAGATACCTAATGTTATACAACGTACATAAAGCATTACGATCATTAAAACCAACACAAAGTTGGAGTTGGAATGGTTTTGATTACTCAGGGCTAATCTGGAATGAAAGTGAGACAGCACCAACTGAGGTTGAAATAAATGCAGAATTAACAAGACTTACAAATGCCGAGCCTATGAGACTGTTGAGGGTGGAAAGAGATAAAAGGTTATCTGTTACTGATTGGAGAGCTAGTTCTGATCTAACTTTATCAACTAAGTGGAAAACATATCGTCAAAGTTTGCGTGATTTACCAGCTAGTGCATCGCCTAAACTTGATTCTGATGGTAATTTAGATATGTCATCTGTTACTTTTCCAACAGAGCCTAGTTAACCATGAGTGAAATCAAAGTAAATTCGATAAAAGGGGTAGGAGCTAGTGCTGCTGCTATTACCGTAAATAATTCTGATGGAACGTGTACTGCCAACTTAAGTAACAGGCAAGGTAAAAATTTAATAATTAACGGAGCAATGCAAGTGGCCCAACGTGGTACGTCATCTACAACAAGTGGATATGGTACTGTTGATAGATTTCAAATAGTTTATGACGGAACAGATGAGTC